GATTAACATTAGATACGATTCTCATTGACGTCCCAAGACGCTCAACAACAACCGAAACTTCTTCTCCACTCTCCTTATATAATACAGCCATATAGGGTGCTGTAATTTTGTGTTCACTGATCGGTACGGTAACATCAAAATAATCACCAAGTACCTTTGTAAAAATTTCACAACCCGAAGGTTCACAAAAAATATAGTCTTGTAAATTTAGGGTTGCATCACAAGGGACTCCTTCGCTGTTCTCTTCACAGTCCTCTGCAAAGATACTAATATCAATATAAAATTTGTTGTAAATTTTTCCCTCATGTTCCACTGATAACCAACTTTCATCAGGATTTTTAATCATGAAAAAAGTACGGCCATCTTCTGAAAATAATCCGTTTGGAATTACTATGTCGTCTCCACTTTCTAAAGGAATTGGAACGCTTAAATTTTGTCCTTTCTTTTGGAATTTTATTAAATGATCCCCAGTTTGTAACGCATTCAATGAGGTGTCAAGGACATCACAATGTCCAAAACAACCTACAAAAAATGGTGACTTACAAACTGTACTCATGGCAATAATCTAAGAATGTAATAACTTAAACCTGTTGAAAATATTAATGTCTTCCCTCCTTCGATCAAGTAATTTTTAAGCGCCCAATCGCATTCAGAAACATAAAAAGTGTGCAGGAAAACAGCAACCAAAACAATTCGATAAGTGATACATGAAACGCACAACATACCCATCATTAAGAAACTTTTCTTGGCGTGTCTCCAATACACATCATTGATACCATTGGCCCATGTCTCATAGTCTACATCATTGTTTTTTAAGGCATTGTAAAATAACATATCTCCTTTTGTAACCCAAAATGTCCAAAACCTCAAGAAACTAAATATTTTTCCCGGCTTCATCCAATCATCCATTGCCACACCAAGACCCACACACACAATGGATAAGGCCAGGATAGTAATATAATTCATCCAATCAAATATCATAGTTCACACATATTTCTATTTCACAATCGCAAATCTGTATTTCATCCACAAAATCAAAAGTGATAGCCATTAATTTTAAATCGCAATCCCTTAAATCTTGCTTGGTTAACTCCTTGTAAATCTTTTCGGTATCATGTGATATTTTTTTGGGGACACCACTTAAGGCGCAAATGTTATATAAAATAAGTTTCTCCAAATTGTCGATTTCCAAATTGGAATCGTACTGGAAATAAATTACCGTTGTTTTCTTTTTGCGAATCGCAAAACAGTCACAGGCCAATTCCTCTACATCTATATTTGAGTCCGTTACATCCTTGATATAGTATGCATAAATTGATTTGTGTGTATCAATTGGACCCCATTCAGTCAGTAACTTGAAGAATGGTGCTTTGATGTCGATAATGTTCTTTAAGTCTTGAAGCATTCCCTTATTTTATTGATAATGTTCTGCCTTAAATCTTCTCGCACCAACTCAATTTCATCAATGGTAGGATAAAATATATCTCTATCAACCTGATTTTCTGAATTCTCCTGGTGTCTTGCAATCTCAGCTATATCTTTATTGTTAAATCCAAGTCCTAACTGATCCCCTTTTAATCCGGTGACTATTGAATTAAACATGTCCCCGTTGTAGTATAGATTTTTTAGTATGTTGGTAAAATTCTTATTAACATTTCTGCGCTCCAAGTAACTCAGAGTTTTGTATTCTCCTAATGGTGTTCCATCTGTAGCAACGCCACCATCCTTATTGAACACTCTGTCCAATATGGATTTTTTTAGCACCTGTAAAGATGCCAATTCGATAGTGCCATCAGACTTCAAACAGTCGTCAGCATTGTTCAATTTGTTTACAAAGACTTTAAGTTCCAACTATCTTAATAATATAACCTCCGTCCACTTCGATAGGCTGCTGCGCTTGGCGCAATTCCTCAAGTATCTGTTCTCTTGTCTTTCCTTTAGATTGTGTGACCAGTCCGGCCCCTCCGATCCTTGGTCCTCCTGTACAACAAGCCATTAGGGTAAATTTGAAACGATTTTAAAATTTGACTCGCAACCAAAACAAACCGAACTGTTTGACTTTAAGAAATTACGAATCATTTTACTTATTTTTTTGATCTCTAAAAAGTATTCACCAGGAATCATTTTGCCCGTCACCGTATCAATTCCACCGGACCACAATTTAAGCAAGTATTTTGCCTGGTCCTGGCCTTTGTAAACCACTGGAACGGCATTGTCAGAAACAAGCAACCGTGTCATTAATTTGATTCCAAGTTGGAATCTGACCGCATTCTTTATGTACTCGGCAAATCGACAAATTAACGGCACATCATCACATATGCAAGAAATCTGATAACCCAAAACATTATCATCAACATCCTCATAGCTGCCATCCACCGGACTTACTATTGCACAAGTATTATAACACTTGCAAGAAGATAAACTGTCCTTAATCAATTCCTCAGTACCAAAATCAGCGGTTATATAAACCAAATTATTTCTACAGGTGTAATCTATTTGAATCTTGTTATACCCTTTTAAAAGTGCCTGGGTGATCGTTGTGGTGTCTTCTCCGTCTTTTATGGTATAAGTGATATTTCCACCGGCTGTTTTAGAGTAAAACTCCAAGTAATGAATCAAAGTTGAGGAATAAGGGTCGGTATTATTTGAAACTATTTTTATTCCGGTTGTTCCTGGGACAACATATTCAGCATCTTCATGATAAACTATTTTCTTGTCCTTGCTTGAATGAATCAATCCGGTGTTTATTGAATCGGATATTTCCATTAAAATATCCCTGATTACAGTCTCGACACTTTCCTTTTCGTCTGCCCGAATTAATTCTAATCCGGAAAGATAATTTTCGTCTGCAATTGCTGATGCTCTTTTAAGAGTTATCCCCGGAATTCCATTGAGAAATAAACCGCTCGACCCTTCATCATTACAGTCTCCTATAATTTTAAAATAGGGAAATTCAATACAGGTGTATTTCTCAATCATAGTAACGCAAAATTAATATAAATTACTCATATTCCAAGGTCTTCATCATGCAATTGATGCTCTTCATGTTCAACAATTTTTCTTTTTGCTTTTGCTTCTTTCCAGGACTCGTACATTCTGAGCATTGCAAAAAAACCAGTACCAATTGCAAATGCTGCTCCTGCCCATGCTGTAATTCCATCAATCACTTTTGAATTTACGGCAAGATTCACAATGAGCAAAAATCCCGAACTTAACCATCCTATCATGGCCTCCATTCCAAAGAGGCTATCTGTGATTTGTTTTAAACTCATGAGCTTATTCTTTGTTATTTCCTTGAATGTTTCCAGTTCCAGTGACATAAATGTTTCCGTTACTTCCTCCGTTGGTATTATTTCCAACTATCGTATTGCTATCTCCTGGAACGTAAATGCAAAAGTCCATTCTCGAATTGGACCTTGTATCATGAACAACATTCCCAACGATCGTACACCAATCTCCTGAATTTGAAATGCCTCGATATGCATTATCTGTCAAGACTGAACAATTAAATACTCGATTATTATTAATCACACAATAATTTGCATCATTTGAAATTCCGTTGATGTATGCGTGCTGCACTATGTTTCCCTCTAAGATTGTTCCATCGGCTGAGTTGTGAATACCAACACCTCCACCATAACCAGCATCAAGTGATATGATGGAATCCAACATATTGTTAGCTACTAATATATCTCTATTGGTTGCTTCAATAAGCATTCCTACTGAGGAATTATTAATATATCCTGTTCCCTTGATTGTGTTGCCAATTATTTTAATTCCAACATTTAGAATTGTATCATCCCCCTTCCAAGTAGTAACAACTAATCCATGACCTGAAATCATGTGAATTGTATTTCCAATTACTGAAGTGAGCGAGTCACCCCAGATAGATATTCCTCCACCAATATTATGCACATGATTTCCCTCAATAAGATTGCCGTATGACTTCGGTTCTCTGGTGTCGTCATTATAAAATTCTATACCGTTACCCCTTAATGGGTGATATGTCTTTGTAACGTTGGAATAAAATTCACAATTCCTCACAACATATCCGTTTGAATTTCCAACTTCTATTCCATGACATGCCCCTCCGTTTTGGATGTCGCAATTCTCAATAAGTCCTTTTGAGCAATCTTTTAAATTGATTCCCCAACAAGTACCACGATCAATTTTGACCCTTGATATAGTTAAATTCGTGACTCCATATTCTGAAAATATTCCTGCCGTTGCATAGGATGAATCGGATTTTATTTGAAAATCCCTTAATACGATATTACTTCCTGCATGCTGTAATGATATTACATGAGTTCCTGATGTGGTTAATGTTGTTTTAATTACACATTGAAAACCCTGACCCATTAATGTCACGTTGGAACAAACGTGCAAACTTGATTGATATATCCCTCTTGATGCCGAAGATTTTAATCTATATTCACCCTTGGCCAACCAAACTATACCACCTCCCTTATTACAAGCTGCGTCAATGGCTGACTGTATTGCTGACCGATCATCCAAAGTATCATTTACAATGGCACCGTAAGTCTCAGGGTAGAAATATGCTGTATCTCTGCCAAATGATGTAATCACCCCAGCATGAAGCAATTTAGTTGAGTCTGCAGACCCTCCTGTGGTGTATATACCGGTTGCTGTTTTAGAGCCAAACTTCAAAGTGTCCGTAATTTCAGAATACTTCATTTTGGTTCTTTGTCCGAAAACAGAACAAGTGATTGTAAGAAATATGAACAATAATTTAAACCTCATTTTAATATATTTGATGCCAATAATATCCAGAACCATTGTATCTCAATGCGTACAATGAAGTTCCTCCATACTCGTTCATAACTTGAAATTGAAGGCCATTTTGGTCCATGATGTTGGACCCCGAAATTGACTGCCACCCCTTTGTGTAGGTGGCTGTAAAGTTTCCCGTCTGTGATCCCTCATTCCAGATTGTATTCCTTTGGGTAAGTGTGCCACCTGGTGGAATAAATCCCGACACTGTTGAGACTACTTCCAAGGCTGCTTTAGGGGCTTGTGATGCGCTTGAAATGTTGGATTGAGTTGTTCCTATATCTCGAAGCTGAAACCATCCCCTCGCTGTTGCAGTTAATGCTGAGCTTCTTACAGTGTCCTCTTTTCCGTTGTCAATTGCGAAAAGTATATTATCTGCCACCCACCCGGAGGCACTTTGAGAATTGTGGTCTGTACCGAAATAACCCCAACGTGATTGTCCGTAAGCGTGAGATTCCGTATAATAAGAACCATTCATTCCATAATTTCCGGATGTCACATTAAATTTTGAAAATCCTATCGCATGATCTCCTGATGCTTGTCCTCCGTTTCCAAAATTCTTGGCATCGGCTCCACTTGAAACACCAGCTTGACCCATATTAACCGAAGAATAACCGGAAGCAAGTCCAACCCTTGCGGTGTTTACAGAATAATAATTAGTTGCATCTCCATCATAGCCTGTATTGAAGGCTGCAAAATTCGCTGCAGAACCAAAGGCCCCTGAGTTCCATGCATAGGAATCAGTCTTTGCCTCGCCACTTCGACCCATATTGATTGAGTGGGTAGAACTTGCAACACCATCATCACTAAAATTTTTAGAGCTCGATCCACTTGCTGAACCATTTGTTCCAAAATTAACCGCCCCGGCTCCCAATGCATTTAAATTTGATGCGTTGTTTACACCAAATGAATATGCACCAGAGCTTCCGTATCTTAAATAAACACTTGGTTTGCCTGCTGACCCTGCTGTTCCTGCTGTACTTGTGGAATTTGCGCCAATCCAAACGTCATTCACTGCTGATAAATACAAAGAAGGCTTATCTGGTCCGTCACTGTTATTAAAGAAAGTTATATCATTGCCACCTTGCCAGATATATGTGTCATGGATTAATGTACTTCCATTGTCAGTGCTTGAACTTTGCGACCCCCAATAAAGAGTATCATTTGAAATCCTTGTTCCATTGACCGCAAATGTTGTATCAACATACTTGCTTAAGTCAACGGTCTTATATGCTTGTCCGTCTGCTTCAAGGCTTAATCTTAAAGTGTTTCCGGATAATTGGAAAGTATCAATGGTTTGGTCGTCTGCACCTGTCGGAACATAGACCGCTTTATATCTTTGGCCGTCACTACTTAAACTGATTCTTAGGGTATCACTTGAATGAGTTAAGGTATCAATTGTTTGAATCTCATTGGTTATCGAGCCATCAACCTCTGTCCCGGTAATAATTATCTTGTCTGATGCCGGTACATAATCGGTGCTTACAATTCCTGCACCCTCGAATTTTAATGTTTGGTTGGAAATAACCTCGGTATCTGCATCGTCTCCGTCAATGGTCCAAGCCTCATTTGTTGCTGAAGAATCGGCCAACTGAATCGAGTTTCCTTCTGATATCGAAATTGTTCCTTTTCCGGCAGTAATCGAAAGTGTCTGATCATCAGTGTCGGCTACATTCGGAAGGTAGATGGTTTTATATTTCTGCCCATCCCCAGAAATGCTTAATCTCAATGTGTCAGAGGAATAATTAAAAGTGTCCACAACCTGAGAATCCGTATTATCAAGATAAGCAGCCAAAGAAACTGTTTTGAATGCCTGCCCATCACTTGATAAACTGGCCCTTAATGTGTTTGAATTAATTTCAAAAGTGTCTATTGTCTGAATTTCATTGGTATTACTAAGGTCCCCGGTGTTGGTAACGGTGATGGTACTTGTGCCACTGACCGAAATACCTGTTCCGGCACTAACTGCCTGCACCGGGGCAATGGATGTCACAGCCACGGTACTTACTGCCCGGCCATCTCCATTAAGACTTAATTCAACATTGCCGGAGTTGACCCGGAATGTATCGATATATTGATCATCGGTATCTGTAACATTTGGCAGGTAAATAGCCTTGTATCTTTCCTGGTCCCCAGATAATGAAATCCTGATCGTATCAGATGAAAATGAAAAAGTGTCAACCTTCTGTCTGTATTCAGAAAGCGGAATTGTCTTATATACTTGGCCATCATTGGTGAGGGATATTCTCGCTGTATCTGTTACAACCGAAACGGTGTCCAAGGTTGTTTTGCCCTTGAATGTAATGTAATTACTGGCATCCCTTGTTATTTCTATATTTGTACCTTCGTCAAAATTAACCCCTGAGCCGTCTTGAATATTCAGAGGGATAGTAACTCCCGACTTAGTGCCGAAAGAAAGGCTCTGATCATCTGTGTCAGAAATTGACGGAACATAAATGGTCTTATATTTCTGTGCGTCTCCGGTAATTGATAATCTTATTGTATCCAGTGAATAAGAAAATGTATCAATCTGTTGGCTGTCCGTATTGTCCAAATAAGGACTAAGAGAAACCGTCTTGAGAGCTTGACCATCGGAAGAAATTGAGAGTCGTAAATTATTGGAATTGATATCAAAGGTGTCGATGGTTTGGATTTCGTTTGTCGAACTGGAATCATTCAAAGTAACCGTTCCACCTCCTGCAGATAATGTAATCGAACCTTTGCCCCCTGATATTGAGAGTGTCTGCAATTCGTTGGTACTTGAGCCATCCGATTCAACAGCAGTAAGTGTAATTGTTCCACCGTTGGAAGATGTGGACTCAGATATCGATATAATTCCTGATGCCTGCACAGTAACCCCATTGGCTCCGCTTGTGTTAGATGTAATTACCGAGGTGTTGGCTGCTCCGGCACTTACTCCTAAAGTACCTTCGTTTGTTGCGCTCGAGTCTGCTAATTGAATGCTGTTGCCTTCGGAAATGCTTACCGTTCC